CTCGGCGTAGAGATATTCCGAGTCAATCTTGAGCAGGTCGCCGCCGCGCGCCTTGCCGGTCGTGCAGGTGAACGTCGTCGCGGTGGTTGAACTGATGGCCGCCGCCAGCGTGTTACCGTTCTCCAACCAAGCCAGCCCGCCGTAGTCGGCGTGATAACCCCAAATGCCGAGCAGGGAAATCGCCCGCTCAAAATCGCCATTCGAATCTATCTGCCAGACGACCGAAGAAGTCGAGCGTAACCGTACCTCATAGTACGGCGTCTGATTGAACGGATACAGAATGTAGTCGCTTGCCGCAACTACCGTTGCATCTCCGTTTGTTAAGGTTGTGATGGCGAGCAAGTCGTCATCCAAATCCAGCGCGCGGTCGGCGGGCTTATCAAAGTATCGCGTTTCAATGCGCGGGTAGAATTTGCGCCCGCCCGCGATCTGCTCCATGTCCCGACTCGTTGACCGAATCAAATCCAGAAAGAGCGTGTCCTGACCGGTCGCCGTCGTGCCGCGATAGGTTGAGCGCACATCGGTTACAGTCGTGTACTCTGCCCAGGTCGCCATCGTTCACCGATAATACAGAATGACCACGCCGCCTTTGGCGTTCCCGGCGTTGGTCACGTTCAACGTCAACTTCTGACCAGCAAAGGCGGTCAGGCCGTCGCTGTGTTTTTTGACGACCGTCAGAGTCCCCGATAAATTCGCGCCGAGCGCGGCCAGCACATCTACGCCATCGGGATCGGTCACCGTAACATCGTATAGGTCGGTCGGCGCTGTGCCGCCGCCGTCGGGGATGAACACCGCGCGCTCGATAACCCCATCGTGCGGCAGGGTCGTAATCAAATCTGCCGCGCCGCCCGCCGTCGAAAGCCAGTCCCAATAGATGCGCTTGACGGTCGAATGTACCTGTTCGGTTACTGTAACTGTACCTGCTATGTCACACTCTCCTGTGGTACAATGACCACAACTATATTGTAAAGGCGGATAAAATGAACAAATGTGTTGATTGCGATGCGGAATTTACAAATAATAAACGACAGAGATGCCTAATGTGTTGGCGGAAATATCAAGCCGAGCATCGAACTTCTTTTTGCATTGATTGCGGAAAACATCTTATTAGTCGTTCTCGTGGAAAACACAGATGTCGAGAATGTTACAATCTTTATCTTCAAACGCGCCCAATACATTCGTGTTCGGTTGAAGGATGCGGACGACAGCATCGCGCAAAAGGATTTTGTATGTTGCACTACAAAATTAATTTCTCGATTCGTCCCAAAGGACAAAATCGCGGATCCAATTTCAGAAAACAAGTTTCCAAATCTCCTTGTCAAATCTGCGGCTACAACAAACTTCCTTCTAATGTTCACAGAATTGACAGCAAGTTACCGTATCAAGTCGGGAATATGGTTGCCCTTTGCTACAACTGCCATGCAGAGGTTCATCATGGCATTACAATTTGTCCCGCTTCATTTCAATTCTAGCCATTGTCAGCCGTCCTTGATATTCAATCCGGTGGGCGGCCTATCGCAAACGAACAGATGATAGACCGCCTTGCCGTCCACAAGTTCGCTCGCGGGCGGGAAGCATTGCACGGCCCACTTTCCGGGATACCGCGCCGCGAATGCTTCCCAAACCTCGCGCCATCCGAGCGGGCGATAGCCCGGCTCGAATACTTTGATTTGCAGAACGCGGCCCAGCCTGCTTTCTCTGTAGCCGCGTTCTGTAATCTCAATCCTAGTCGTCAATGCTGGCGGTCTTGACTACCGCATCCGACTCATTCCCAACTTCCACGTATCGCACCCGGAAATGAGCCATGCCATCGGCCACTGTTGCGGCGGCGATGGTCGCCAGATTGGAGAAAATATCCACGTTGCGGATAACCCCAGTCGTGCCGGTCAGCAATTCGATGCCCGGCTCGGCGTCGGTGGTAAGCGTGCAATTCTCGATTAACAGATTGGTAGACAGCGTGGTATCGCCGTTGATGGGTGCTACCAGTCCCGCGCCCGCCGTCCAAGCCACGCAATTCCTGACGATGACACCATCAGATGCGCCCGTCAGTTTCACGCACGCAATGACGCCCGCCGCTGATGCGTGCTGGGTGAGTGTGCAGTTTTCAACGCGCGTCCGGTCACAGCCCGCCTTGATGTCTACCGTGTTAGCAAATTCATCCACGCCCGCGCCATCCTCGCCGGGCAGAGTTTCCAAACCGTCGAGCAGGGTGTCCGTCGCGCCCGCCACCACGTCAACGGCAATAAGAACAGCGGTCACGCTCGGAAGTAGGCGCAAGTTGCGAAGCGTACAGCCGTCGGCGCTGATGTCAATCGAAGCGTTTGCGTGATCGAAGTCAATGCGTGGAGCGGCACTGCCGCGCCCTAATCCGATGATGGAAATTCCATCCACGTCCACCGCGATTTGAGCATTGCCCAGGCCCTCGTTGTGGCCGGGCAGCACGTAAATCACATCGCCCTTGTTGGCCGTGCATAAGCCAATCGCGTAATCAATCGTAGCGACCGGCGAATCCGGGTTGCGCCCATAGCCCGCGCCGTCCGTCCCCGTGCCGCTGTGAACAAAGAAAGTCTCGCCGGGGGTATAGCCGGGGTCGGTGACCATAAACACGCCGCCCGGTTGTACTCGTGAGAATAGAGGAGTTCTAGCCATTGCCTGGGTTCCTTTCGTTGACCATTGTCATGGCTGGTGAGGGGCGGGGTATTATCCCCGCCCCTCGCTATGGGTTAATCCGTGATCGCCGTCGGCGGAGTCGCCTGCGCGTATTTCATCTGAAGGAAAAACTGCCCTGAGACAAAATTGGTCGCCTGCGTACTATCCGAGATCGTGAAACCAATCACGTCGTAGTCTACGCCCTGCGCTTGACACTGCGCCGGGTCAATGCCGATGATGACCTGCATCTTGGCAATGCCCGCGCCGAGCGTGTAGGATGTCGCCGCCGTGCGCTTGACCAGCGTATCATCCGTGCCGGTCGCCAGATTGCTCCAAATCTGCGCGCTGAAGGTGATGGAGGCTGCGCCGGTTGGGGCAACCGCTGTTGCGACCTGCGGCTGAATGACGGTCGCGTGGCCGACGGCCTGAGTGAATTGCAAAACGATCCACGCATACGTAGCGTTTTTCAGCGATACGTAATCGCTCGTTACGCCGCCGTTTGTGGTGACGGGCCCCGCCGTTGCGTCAACGACTTTGAACTGCGCGGGCAGGAAAACAGTTGGGGTACTCATGTTAGTGCTATCCTTTCTTACGCGCGAGTCGCCAATGAGACGAACTGCGACAGGGTGCTGGTGCCGTTCTTGGGAGTGACCGCGGAATTCCAGAAGGGCGCGCCGTTGCAGCGATACACCCAGCGGAACGCCGACTCATCGGTCGTGAATTGAACGTGAATCGAAACGTCCGCTTTCAGTCCGCCCTTGTCAATGAACCGATAGCCGCCGAAGTCGGCCAACAGAATATCACCGACTGTCCCCAGTGTCTGACAGTATTCCACTGGCACGACCGGGCGGCCCTTGATTCGCATCACGCCATCCGGCCCGTAGGTGACAAAGCGCGGCTCAAGCCCGCCCGTGCCGACGGCTAACGAGAGTTGGTCGAGTTGCGGTTCGGCGTCCTGATTGATTAGCCAGACCGCATTCTTGCGAGAGGGGGCCCACATCCGCGCCCACATCTTGACCAGATTCTGGTAGACGATGGTGTTGGCGGCCTGCGAGACTTCTTTCGCGATGCTCACGGTCGCGGGCGCGGCCAACACGCCGAGCGGCAAGCCCGCGCCATTGCCGTTCACAATCGCATCCTCAACGGCGAACTGAATTTCGAGCGAGAACATATTGCTCACCTCGCCGCCGAGTCCGGTTGCGTCTTGCAGGAGTTCATCGGTCGCATAGTACAGGCCGATGAGTTTTTCCAGCGGTAACACAAATCGCCGGTAGGTTGGGCGCGAGGCGGTCTTAGTCCCGCCCTCGTTGAGCCAGTAGGCCCGCACGCCGCCGAAACGCGAGCCGGTGGCGCGGCTGGTTTCGTTGATCACGTTGATTGTCAGGCCATTTGCGCCCGCGCCAATCGCGCGCCGGTTGACGAGTTTCAGGATCTCGCCGGTGCTATACACCCGGTCGAGGGCCTCGGTGGCGAAGTCGTGCTGCAGCAGAAAGCCGCCGTCCTCCGCGATTCCTTCACTCGCGCCGGTTGCCTTCAGATTCTTGGCCGCCTGCTCTTGGATGTAGAGCAATCGCCGGTCAACATTGCC